ATAAATTGGTGTTGGGTATGCTCCTGGAGCACTAGGTTGAGCTACCATATCTACTGTGATAATCTCAAAATCTGATACTTCACCGGAACCGTCACCTTTGACGTTCCCGGATCCGCGACTACTAACGCCTAATTTCACTCCGCTTTCCAGCATTGTTTTGATTAGTTGTCCCATAGGGGTTGGCAAAACTTTTAATTTGCCATAACCATTTGGACCATCCATCCACATGTTTGTAATCATGTGACTTACACGGTCCAGGTTAATTTTTAGATCATCTGGATGATCCACTTCTCCGAGTACTGAATAGCCGTTTTGAATCTGATCGTTTAGGGTTTTGACAGCCTTGCCAATCTCATTAACAGGATAAACACGCTGGTTAGCGTTTCTTATACCGCCCTGGATGCAAATCCCGGACATGTATAAGTTTTTTCCTTCTTTGTCATCAGATTCAACGACCATCTTTGCTTCGTTGAAACTGAGATTCTCTCGGAGGTATAGTGACATACTTTAGTATAGTCTCTTATTATGCTCTTTTGCCGCCGCTGCGACCAGTATTGTTCTGACCTACAACAACTCGTGTATTAGCATCACCGCGGACATCGCTGTGGCTACCAGTGCCTACTGATGCGCCTGGCTTAGTAAATCCGCTTTGACGATCGATACCACCACCTTTCACTTGCGATTTGAAAGCTGTCTTACCAGCTTTTCCGCCTGGAACGTTGATGTTACCTGACTTGATGTCCTGTGGAGTGTTCTTAGCTAGACCACCTGTTGTACCTTTACCGTGCTTTGTACCAGCATCACCGTGTACTTCTACATGGCCTTGGTTCAAATTCTTGTAGGTTCCGCCCATTGGGTTTGGCATATTATCTACAACACTTTTAGTATTGTGCTCGCCCTGTACATCTGAGTGTGCGCCTGTACCGACTGCTTTACCTGTTGGTGTTGATTTTTTTTCTGCACCGTGACCGTCTTTGACTGGAATCACATATTCCATCATCATGTCCATTTCTTGATCGCTGTGATCCATGCCGCCACCCATCATGCCGCCACCCATCATGTCGTGCTCTTCGCCTTCTTCGCCGGCCATTAGTTGTTCAAATTCTGCTTTTAGATCTTCTAAAGCATCCTCTAGATCCATAACGCGATCTTCGATTTCACCTTCTTCGTGTTCAGCGGAATCAAAATCACCTTCTTCTGTATCTTTTTCAGCTTCCATGTCGTCAGCTTCGATATCTTCTGCATCATCTTCTGCATCATCGATATCTTTTTCGATTTCATCTTCTGCATCATCTTCAGTGTCATCGCTGTCATCTTCAGTGTCATCGCTGTCATCTTCTGAATCAGAATCATCTTCGCCTTTACCATAAGGCATATCTTTATCTGGATTGAAATCGCTTTCTAGTAATTCTTCGTAGATTTCACGTGATTTTCCTACTACGATATTGTGGAAAATTTCTTTTGCTTGCTCTTGATCATCATTGATCAAAGCTTCTAGCATGGCTTCAAATTGAGCGCGGTCAGTCATGTTTATTCTCCTGTGATTTGTTTGTAATTGATACAAGGCTGTAATATATTTACACTATTGCGTAAAAAGTGCATAGATATACCACAAAAACAGTCTATTCTAGACTTTTTTGATATTATTGTGCTGGAGCAGGAGGTGTTGCATACATGGCATGTATAAATCCGAGTTCACTTTCCTGTTCTAATATGTGTGCTTCGCTGCTTTTTCTTAATTCGTTGAGTTGTCTTAAGGTTAAACGAGTCTTACGTGTATCAGTTCTATGCATAACAGACGTGTCACGCTCAGGGTCATAACGAAGATCGTTAGCCACATGTCGAGTATCTGGATCAATATAAAATAACTCACGTAGGATCATACGAGTATTTAGTTAAATTGGACCTGGTGCGCCACCTGCTGGTGCTGGAGGAGGAGCTGCCGGGGCACCACTTGCACCTGCGCCTGCGGTTTCACCTTCTGGCTCCATACCCTCGGGAGCTGATAAATCGCCTGCAGCGCCTAGATCACCTTCTATACCGGCGGCACTTAGACCTGCTGAACGTAATTCGCCAGCGGCATCAGTATGTGTAGGCTCGCCTTTGCCACTTTCTTCGCCCCACAAGCGTTCATTTTCTGCCATCTCTTCGTCTGTTAAACCTAAGAAACGCTTGAGTGCAAAACGTTTGCTCATAAAAGGCACTGCTTGTATAGTGTTAAATGTGTTAATACGTTCTGCATCGATAGTTGCTTGACGGCTACTAGCAAAGTTCATTGGAGGATTAAACTTCAATTCAAAGATGTTTGAATCGATATTTGTGCCCTTTTGTTCAAGATAACGTTTGAACTCTTCATCAAAGACTCCTGTCAACAGAGCTTGTAAACGTTCGCAGTACTTGTTAAATCGTAATTCTTGAATATAGGCTGTACCTACACGACCATCGTTAAATGTAGACTGGCTGTCTTCTGCACCTGTAGGCAAGTAGCTACTAGGAATACGTAAACCACGGAACAATTTATTAGTAAAATACTTTAGATCATCAATTTCACCAATGTTCTTACCGCCTTCAAGCATGGTAACATCTGATCCTTTACCATCTGCTGTCTTAGGAAAGAAGTAATCTTCGTTTATGGACAATGGATTATATGCACTGTCAATAACGTTTTGCCCGCCACCTGTTTGACTAGGTATGCGTCTTTGGTGAATTTCGTTCTTTACACGCTCAACAAAGGCCATGGCCAAGTGACTAGGCATGTTGCCCACGTCAATATGGAACACTCTGCGCTCTGGAGCACGTTGTATACGATAGATAAGAATGGCATCTTCTAGCAATTCTTTCTGTTTGTACACCTTAAATATGTTTTCTAGTAGGCTGTTACCGAATGGAAAGTTATTATCTAGCCCTTCTGACAGACTTAGGTGTATGATATGTTCTGCATCTACTGCACTTTCGCGCTGATTGACACCAAATCTACTGCCACCTGCTCCTGCACCGTATGCTCCTGCTTGTCCGCCAGCTGCACCAGCTGTAGAACCAATGTAACCTCCGCCGGGCTGTGTTGCATTACCACCTGCCCTGGGACTAAGGTTAGGAACAATCTGTGTAGCAACTAGACTTTCAAAGTTAGGTGCTAGATCTTTAATGATATACTGCTCCGGTTTCTTACCGTCGCTTTCATTTACTATGATCTTCATGACCTGGCTAGGATCAATATAGTGCCATTTTTGTGTTTCGGGATCACGAATAAAGAATGCATCTCCGTATTTGAATGCATTACGTACTATGCGGAACATGCGTGTTTCAAACTTTTGCAGTTTATTCCACTGTTGCATGTATTCGCCTAGGATCTTAACTTCACTGTTAGTGCCCTTATGACGCCAATTGACTGAAAACGGACTTTTGCCGTCTTTTAATTTTTGTGTACAGAATTCTGCTAGAATATCTAGGGCTGCATTGACTTCTGGATCGCTGTCCATGACTTCATACTGTTGATAACGTTCAATACGATTTGGACTACCAGTGTATACATCTGGCAAATAACTTGAATAATTGCTACGTGCTGGTCCAGGTCGATTGCTAGTGGTATATCCACCGATTGGACTCAGGGCTCCGGTAGTACTAGTTACTGGTGAGAAATACTTTTTCCAACTCATGTGTTATCCTTTAAGCCCTCATGTTGACATCTGGATTAAATTTCTTAGTAGCCCTAGCAGTCTTACTGCTGTGTTCGGCTATATTCTCAGAATGTGAATTTAATTGTGCCATCTGCTTATTTAAGTTATCTAGACTCTTAACCACGTCATCTAGAGTAGCTTTAGGTGCTGTCTCAATAGGTTTTGGAGTTGTAGCGGGTTCCGGAGCAGGTGCTGGAGTAGCACTACTTACCTTGGTTGTTATGTCTTTTAGTCCGCCTGCTAGGCTTGTCATTTGGCGATCGGCAGCTCCGGATGCTGTTTGTAATTGCGGTTGTTTCGGCAGCATCTTTTGAAAGCTGTCAAACATACCTGTCATATCTTGAGGCATGCCCTTTTGCATGTTTTTGCTGAGATTTTCAAACATCTGCAATGAATCTGTTGGG